GCCATTCTGCGTTTGCTTTGTCGTTATCGGACATGATTAACTCCAACTTGTTAGAATTGATACGGACATCTCGCAACTGAGAAGGTCTCCCGAAGCAGCATTGAGAACGCTAGGTGCGCTTATTGCGCCTACATTATAGGTCAAAGAAGATGCAGCGAGTAGGTTAAACACTCTAACCACAAAATCTTCTATGCCATTAAGATTGCCCTCGTTGTCGAATAAAGGTGTTGTAATAATTAGCCGAAAGTTAGCAAAGGGGCTAATTGAAATCTGAGAGTTATTATTTGGTGTCAAGTATGGATCATCTGGGCTGACTATGACTGAGTTAGCCAATACTGTGGCAGGCGGGAATGCAAAGGTCTGCCATTTTGAGTTATCGACTAGAGCTGTGGCAAGTGTGGTTCTAAGAGTCGTTATGGCTACTGGTGGCATTGCTACCCAACCATGCTGGTAGGCGCGAGCGCATGAGAAATCAATCCCCGTACTTTGGCCAAGAGTTGCGCTGACATCCTGTACGGGGAAGGCTGGAAATCTACCAAGTTTGAGCCGCTGAGAGTAGCGGTACGGGCTTGCCAGATTTCAACAGATATCATTAAAGCTGCATTCTGAATTGCTGTGTCAGTTGTGTAATCAACATTGCTTGCTCCTGCTACTTGTCCTAAAGGGGCAACAGCATGCTTGACTGTTGCAGCAGGTGTTCCAGTAACAGCAAAAGTAATTGAATCTTCACCGACTGCAGTTAGTGTCTTTGTGCCATTGTAAGGTGATCCATTGCCTGTAATGACTACGGATTGACCTACATAAAAAACATCTTGGATTGTTGTATCAAAGTAAAGAGTGCCTTCAGTAGTCGTATTGCTCTGAAAATAATTGAATTGATAGTTATTCCATAACATTGGAAGTAGGACTGCATCGGATGCGTCACACACTTCCTGAAGGGTCGCGTCTGGATACAGTGTGCCAACTCCAAGAGTTGTGCGTAACTCGCTTACTGTTGTAAGTGCCATTGCGATTCCTTTCTAAAGACTCTAGGGAGTCAGAGGGCTACTGACCCCCTAGAGCGACTTAGTAACCTATTAAGTAAGGTTGAACTTACGAACGCCCTTACCTGACTTAGCAAGGTAAATTGCTAGGTAGCCGTAAAGGTTGATTTCAATTTCGCCAGATGTTAATACATTAACGCGAAGTTGTGTTTGTGGTGATTCCCAGACATACACTGATGATGGAGCAACCAAGTATGCTGAATCATCAACTACGCCTGAAGTTGTGATGTTGTGATCAACAATCAAGTCTGTGCCAAGAACATTGCCACGAACAGATGTAGCTACCGCTGTACCTGCCGCGTTGTATGTTGCGCCTTGTGCTGAATAGAGAGCGCGTCCTGTTGTATCTGCGTAGCCTGTGATTGCTGCCCATTGGTCAGTAGAAGCAACTAGCTTGTTAGCAAAGTCTCCGCCTGTACCCTTGTAAGCTGCTGCGCCTTCTACTGACACGAATGACTGTAGTCCTGCTGCTGTTGCTGCTGTTGCTGCAGCTGTTGTACCTGAACCAAAAAACTCTGCTAGAAGTGCTGCATCTGTTGCCTTCTCGTATGCCTTGCGGAGTTCAATCATCATTAGTTCCATGAACGCTGGTTGGCTACGATCTACTAGCTCAAAACTCACACGCTGCAAGCCACTGAACTTATTTACACTTATTGTGTCATAAGATGAGGTCATTCCAGTTTCTGATGGTGCTGAACCTTCGTTAGTGTCTGCAACTGTTGGTGCAGTATTTGGTGTTGCAGCATTAGTATAAAGTCGAGGAACTGTAAAACTCATACCATCTGGCAATAATGATGAACGAGTTGCAGCCTCAAATGCTGGACGGCCTGTGAATGTATCTGTAATGAAAGTGTTTAGGTGTGGTGCAAGTGTCAGACCAGTGTTTGTAGAAGTTGAATCATCTGCTGCACGAACGATGCGGCGAGCCTCATCGTCACCAAGTGCTGCCTTGATGTTTGCTTCTAGGTACTGCGCTGATGTGATTGGTGCTACGCGCTCGCGCACGAATGTAGTTGCAGTAACAACAGGACGAGCAGCTTCAACTGCTGCTGCCTCTACTGGTGCTGCAACTGTCTCTGGAGTATTCTCCACAGCTGTCTCGCTTTCTGTTGGTTGGATTTTTTCTACTGCTTCTGGAGTGTCCTCAGCAGCGACATCAATAACCTGAGCAGACTTAAATGCTGGCTCTGTTACCAATGAAACTTCTAGCAGCTTGGCAGCAGATACGAACATCACATTGCCTTTCTGCTTTGACTTAATTACTTCTACTCCGACACTGAGGCCACTTTGTAACCCTTCCTCAGCAAGAATTAAAGCTTCTGTACCACGATTAGATCGTGAAACCTTAAAGGATGCATATACGCCATCTTCTTGCTCAGTAAATTGTGTTGCCTTACCGAGAGGTTGGCGTGAATCATGCTGGTTGAGTAACTTGACAGTCTTAGGATCTTCTGGAAGTGCGATTGCACCTTTCTCAAAGACAACCTTGCCTGCTGAAGTGTTACCTACTTCGCCTGTTCCTGCTGGAACAATCTTGCCTGAGATTAAGCGTTCCTCAACATTGGCAATGAGGCCAGATGAGAAGTGGATTATTTGATTCTCCATTATTCTATTCCTTCGCTTCCATTAGGTGTTAAATCTTCCATCTCCATAGCTTGTTCTACTGTGATTAAGCCAAGAGATAACATCTTCTCAATTACTAGCAAGCGTTCCATTGGCTCTGTTGCTAGAAATGAAGAATCTACATCGAACTTAACTGCATTGCCTCTAGCAGTAATATCATCCATAGATAGACGATCTTCTATTGCACATACATAAGGAGCAAGTGATAGAGAGTAAAAGGATTTTCTTTCATCAAGCAAGTTTGAGTATGTCATGCTCTGGTTGGCTTCTGCTGAAATCATGTAACTAGGGATATTGCATAAGCGGCTAATTTCCGTAGCAAGAAATTGCTGTGCTTCGTCATACATCATGTCTTTAGGTGAAAATGATGTTGGCTGGTATTCAAGAGTGCTTGTTAGATAAGCAGTAGCACGATTTTGACGAGCGTTCTTCCATGCTGCAAGTAGTCCTGCAACTTCTTTAGGATCAAGGTCAGCACCATTATTCCGAAGCACTCCAGAAGGCATGGGTGTGCTCGCAGCTATAACTGCTGCTTTACGCAAATCAATAGCAGCTCTAATTGTGTCAGAGCCGCGTTCTAAAATACCTTCATCAAAGGCTTGGAAGGTAACGATTGAACCAAGACCTGACATAGGTACAGCAACTGCATCAATAAAATACTGAGTAATTTCCATGCCATAAAGGTCAGTGTTAAAAGTAACCTTGACATTAGGTATCCACTTAAAGCGAGATGGTCGGCCATCTTCTGCATAGAGTTCTGTAACTTGCCAATAAGCAACACCATACATAAGAAGTGAATCAACAGTCCAAGCCATTGTTACTGATCTAGGTTGGTTAATTGCTGGTTGATCTACCCAGACTGGATTACCTAATTCTTCTCCAGTAGATGTGCGATAAAGGTTAAGTGGCAATCCACCGATTACACCTTTTAATAAATTAGCGCATCTAGCTACTGAAGGTACAGACATTGCCTCATTACGATTAACGCGAGGCAGAACATAATTGAAAAGCGAGTTAAGATTCTCGCCCATAATGGTTGGGGCGTATTGCGCTGTAAGCGATGTCTTATTAGGAGTGGTTGCTTCTGTCTTGCGGAATAGACCCATAGTCATAAAGTGTAGCATTTGTCAAGTAATTAGACAACACGCTAGGGGTATGTCTAAGTAATAATTTGAGGTTTAGGTGCGGGAAGCATTAACTTGCTAACTACCATTGCCAAGCCAATAGGAGCAGAGATGTCTCCTGCTGACTTGCGTTTAATGATTCTCCATGCTGAGTCATTGACTTTAGCTGCACAGTTATTCATCTGTTGGATCAATTCTGCCTGACCATTATGCACAACCTTGTTAGTCACCAATCCAGTGAGCAAATCCCCACACGCCTGATAGAACTGCTGGCCTGATACA